TTCACTTTGTAATGAAGCCTGTTCAGTCCGTTCTTGCTGTGTCTGAAACTGATTCCATTGGTTCTTAATTTGGTTTAATTCTTGTGCTATTAAAGAGAACTGAGGGTCAGCATAACCGCCACCAACTTCATTTAAACTTACACCATAGTCGTTAGCCAACTGAGCAAACATTTGTTGCTTTTGTTCAGGACTACCTAAAGCTAATACAGAGTGCGCTCTACCCAAGTTACTGATCCATTGTGCTGGGTCAATATTATGTTGTTGCAAGATAGGGGCAAAGGGTTCAATCGCTTTAATTAAAGGTTGAGCAGAATCCCATTGGTTTTTGTAAGTAGATACGCCTTTAGCATAATCCGCTTCACGTTGCTGGATGTAATCCTGCAAAGTTGGGTCTAATTTACCCCAATGTTCTTCATAATCCTTCTTCCAAGAGCTAGGACGAGGTTTAACTTGCACTTCTGGTGCTGTTTCTTCCTCAGATGCCTCTGTAACGCTTTCCTGAACCTCTGAAGCGCTTTTAGCAAACTTTCCTGACTCATCCCTAGGTCTACTTGTTTTAGGAGCTTCTAGGGTGCTTTCTGTGGCTTGACTTTCTGCTTCTGGTGTATCGGTTACTTCAATAGCGTTTTCGATTGTATCTCGAAGGCTAATTGGTTCTTCCAAAGTAGTTTGGAGGTTTTCCATTTGACTTCCTTTATGTTAATTAAGCTGAAACGATAGCAATCCAGTTAGATGAACCGATTGATACGAATTTTGCTGTCTTACCTGCTGCAACTGCTAAAGCAGCGTTAGCTGAACCTGAACCAATTGCACCACCTGTAGGAGGCCATACGTTGATTGAGTTAGCTGTGTTGTTAGCAATAAAGTAGCTATCGCCTGATTGTGCTGTAGAAGGCAATGTAGGGCCGTTAGATGCTGTAGAAGTTGAATACACTACAATGTCTGTTGGCAAGGTTAATGTGTTTTGTGAAGCGCCTGTAGCCGCTTGTGCTGTTGTTACAAAACCTGTAATGGCATCGGATGTTAATCCTGGAACGCCAGAACCGTTTAAGTTTACTGTTGTTGTCATTTAATACTCCTATCTAAATTTGTTTCTGTTTTGGGGGTTGTGCATTACTTCGTAAATCAATCGCTCTTTCAAGCTGTTATCCTTCGGTCTTTCGGGATTCTTCAAAGGCATATCAGCAGCCTCAATGCAATTGTTACTCTTTAAATGCTCTCTATGTGCTTTACGGCCTTCTATCATTCTGCCGTCAATCATTGACTGATACGGTTTAATGTCATCACGAATATAATGAGTAGAAATAGAATCTTTTTTTTGCATAAATTCTAATTTTTCTTGCCAAAGCTTTTCAGTCTTTTCACTAACTCCCCAATGTTCAAAAAATCTAATTTTTATTTCTTCTAAATTATCATTAGAAGAATTTTCAATTTTTTCTTTTGGGGGTTCTTTTATTGACCAATCAATTTTGTCAAAATTATTTTTAAAGCTTTTTGTTACAGTGCGAGTTTGAATACTATCGCCAGTTATATCATTGATTGCTGCCATAGAAATTACTCCAATTAGGCATAGGTTGACCGTTAGGACTCATCATAGGGGCTTGTTTGTTTACTTGACCCATGTTAGGGCCAACAGGGCTACCTTGCATCGGTGTGTACTGTGGCATCTGATTAGATTGTGGTTGCATAGGGTTGTTAGGTGACATAGGCATCTGACCTGGCGTTTGTGAAGGGCCACGTAATGCTTGCACAAGTTTAGCGATCTTATCGCCCATGCCACCAAAGTTACCTTGCTGTTCAGGCTTAGGTGCATCAAACATTTTGGCAGTACCAAAGCCACCATTGTTGTCTTGGCTTTGAGTGCCTTGTGAGTACCAATCAGGTAAGAATGACATAATTTATCCTATATAAGCATTAAGAGGGCTTCTTCGTCCTCATGTTCTTGTTGTATTGCTTGCGCTCTAGCAATAATGTTTTGTACCATTTCAACGCTATTGAGCAGTAAATCATAGTCAATTGCATTTGGTGTTACTTCTTCTTTAGCATAAGGCTGTAAAGCCTCTAGCATTTCTTCTTCTACAACAGGTTCAGCAAAGATTGTCGCTAGATATTCTTTGATCTCAGAGCGTTTAGATTGAGCAATATGCTCTTTCTTCTTCTTGCCTA